TTAGGAACACCACACACTTTTTCAACATTCTTACTAATGTGTGATGTAACAACATCTGAAAAATAGGTTACACGTCCTTTACAAGATCCAAAAATCTCAATATTGGGTGTCTTACCATCAACAATAGGCAATTTTCGCAAAGGGCTTTTCTCATGAATAGTGGATCCCTCGAAGAATTGAATTCCATACTTCTCAGTCTCAAAAGTTCCTGAACTAACTCCAATAAGCACACCGGGTAGTGTCTGAAGGCGTAGCAAAGATTCATCAATTTGCTTTCTAATAATCGTGCCTCCACACCCCTTAGGAGTGCCTTCAATGCCACCTAAATGAAAGGCGGCAAAGTAAGGAGATTTTGTTTCAGCAACTAATGGAGACATACACAATCCAACCTTGGTATTAAATTTCAAATCGTATTTTCCACCAGGGAATTGTAAGAAGCCATTATTCACCTTCTGGGGCCTGAAAAGTGTGCCAGATCTATGCATTACACCCAAATCATCCTTCCACAAAAACTCACATGGAGTATTACTGGTAGGATATGATTGGGGAAAGAAATCTCGCAAATCTTTCCAAGAACCTCCATTAGGGATCCAAACTAAACTAGCGTCCATGTCTTCAATATCCACCGAATGCTTACGGGAAACATACGAATGGAAATTGCCACCTACTGCATGAGGAGAATGACGTGTAAACTTACACAACATATTATCATTCTTCCATGCATGCCTTGGAATCAAAGCAACATTGGAACAGACAAAAAATGCGTCTGTACCATAATGTTTACCACCAACTTCATATGACATAAATGTGGTATTACCCACAGCCATATTCTTCAAATCAGAATAAGTGGTAGTTTTGCTTCGATGTGAAACAGGCACAGGTGTAACATGGACATTGGCCCAATTTTGCTCATCCGCTACTTTTGCAGTCAAATCATTGGCATCTCGATGGTCAATCTCGAATGCCGTAGGATGCATCATACCTTGGGTTGTAAACAATTCTCGTTTATTACGTAAACTCTTAACAAGAGTATACACGCCAGTCAAAATTGTACAACCAGCTAGCAGATAAGCAACTTTTCTCTTACGTTCTGCAGTAATACAGTGTTCAGCTGTTCTATCCCTTGAAACAGATTCAAGTAACAGCTCTACTTCGGTGCGCCATGTATAAATACATGAAATACAGCTCAAAACACCAAAGGAGCTAACAACTATCTGTGTACAGGGAAATACTGCAAAACATAAGAACATCAGAAACAACGGCAACAATAAATGTGCGATAATAACATGCGCAGGCAATCGATAATAAAACCATGCCAGCACAAATCGCACATATCGGTTGGAAAACAATCTACTTGGAATAAAAGAAAACCAAGATACCATTCGGTAATTATATAATGCCTCCAATCGATCATACATCATTGCCGATGTCAGTTCGGTTCTCCTAGAAAAATAATCTCGCAACGCAGCAAAAGACCAATCATCACGGCGATAAACGCCAGCCTGACGGGTAAAATTTCGTTTTCTCTGCGATCCTTTCATCTTATTGCGAGATTGTTCCATAGGAGATGGGGTATAGGAGGATTCAACATACTCAACTTTGTGCTCTTCCAAATCGCACACACATTGAGTGACATGACTCCGGCACTTGGCACAAAATGTCAACTTAGAAGCTAAATTCGATGTATTCTCAACAATCTTATGTTGATTTTCAAAATGCTTCTTAGAGTCAACATTTGTAAATTGAATCAATGTACCAATGTCAATATCCTCCATACGTTGCCCATTCCAAACAAAGGTCTTCCAGCCAATACTGGCTCTCGCACCTTTAGTAGAACTAGGAATGGGATATGCCTTCTCAACAGTAAATGTCCATAAATCAGGAATCTCTGGCACTTCTTCTCCATAAAAGTCAAATACCTTTGACTCATCAAGCATATTGTTAGTCGCAAATTGATCGCGAACTCTTACAGTCACAATATAATTAGCTCGACGAGCAATAGATACGGGCTCATTGGAGTAAGTAGTGGCACAAAAATCCTTGGTGTTAGTGGTGCAAACAACGGCTTTGGGCTGAATAGAAACTTTGCCCTTAAGCTCGGCTTCTGCCATATTAGCATACATTTTAACGTTGTTCACCATTTCCAAAATCCTAACTGTGGGAGCTGTTTCAACAAAATCTGCAACAGTATTACCCACATCGTCAAGAAAAACACCATTAATAGAGGATTTATAATTGGACATATACTTATCATGCTCATTCAAAACAATCGTCGACTCATCATCACACCGGTAATTATTGAAATACAAAAGACTGGTCATCAATAAAGGACCAATAGTGGATTTGCCCACACTAGAACCTCCATAGATGCCAATACAATATGGTTTCTCTCGAATATTTCCGGTTTGACGAAATTGAGTAAACTTCGATTGCATGTCTTGTAGACGAACTAAACGATCCTGAATATGCTTACGAATCATAACACTCTTGGTTGTTCTCATCAATTTCTTTCCGAGATCAAGAGTATCTGTGAACAAAGCATCAAGATCATTTTCGTCAATAGACAAAAGAGCAAGATTTCCTGGGCGAGCAAAGTCAGCGTAATGTAAACATTTGAGATAATTTTCATCAAATTTACGCATTTCATGCTCACCATAAAGAAGTGGTTTCAAATTGCCAGTACAAACACATTCATATCCACCTTCAACAAAATATACAACAGTGGACATAGCAGCATCAATCAAATCAAATGCGCTAACATGTTTAGGTACTGACAACTCAGAAAACAATTGGAGTCCAGCGACATCTACATTCAAAGATGTCATTTGAATCAAACCAGCTCCTACCAAAAGAGACATAAGGCGAGAAATTTTCTCAAAACCTTCATTGTTGGTAGCTAGTTTCCAATTGCTATAACACGAACGCAAAGTTCGTAACCATTGTACCTCACAGTCAAGCTCACCTGATTGCATAGAAAAATCTTTGAGCAAATCATCTGCTTGAGCACACTTTCGTGCATGCTCATTCTCAGATCTAACTCTAAAAATATCTTCAATACAGGTGAGAACTGTTCCACTGAGAGATGCAGGGAAACGTTTCTTCACGTCCGAAACAATATTGGCCATAATGCCTTTCCAAGATTTACAATCTTTAATGCGAATATAAAGTAAGATCAAATCTTCAACTTCTCGCAGCACCAAATCTTGGTTAGCAGCCAAAACTTCATAAGCCTCATTCTTCAAGAGAGATAAGGCGGAAGAGGCAAGTCCTCCTTGCGGAGAATACTTACCCTTCAAACGCTTGAAGCGGCGACGTCTAGCGGCGGGGTCTCGTAGAGGATCGATTTTCATTGCTTCGATCATATCATTGAACTGCCGACGACGCTTACTGCGCTCTTTGCGCAAGCGTTTGGA